CCGCTGACCTCAAGCTGCGTCGAAAGTGCGCCAGCCTTCATCACCTTCAGCTTTAGAGCACCGTCTTCTGACTCATCAGTGGCATCGCTGATGCTGCCCTCAACTGCGCCATAGTTCAGCTCTTCCGGTGTTGAGTTGTCGTTCTTGCCCCGGAAAAACACTGTGCTCAGAACGTCGGCATCCTGACCAGCACTCGATGCGCCACGCCGATGGAACAGAACGATGTCACCACCGGAGCCTGCATCGTCTGCCGTACATTCCGATTGAATCTGCGTGCCCGTCTGGTCAGTCGTCAGATGCAGTGGGTTGCTTGGCGTGGCTTCGCCAATGCCTACAAACTCGCCATACAGGCGCACACGGCTAGCACTGCTGCCACCGGCTGAAGTGATCAGATCCAGGATGCCGTCTTCAGCACCGTCGGTTGCGGTCTGGATTTGTGCGCTGACCTGGGCATAGGCGTGAGCGTTGCCGCCACTGTCTTCACCACGGAACTCAAGGTTGCCGAGGTTGTCGCTGGCGGCAGGTGATGCGCTGTTGCGATACAGCACCAGATCCGGCGCAGTATCTAGGCCAGCGTCGGTGTTCTCAATGATGACCTGATCAGTCGTGTCGGTACTGAATAAATGCAGCTGCGCCGCAGCAGTGCCAGAGCCGACTTGAAAGCCTGAGGTAGTGAACTTGGCGTTAAATGCCGAGTTGTTAGTGATCGCAATCTCATTTGCCGCCGTCCGGTAGATGCCAGACGTGGCGTTATCGCTAGCAAAGCCAATCGACGGAGCACCAACCGTGCCATCAGGCAAGGCGCGGAACATCGTTCCGTAGGTGATTTTTTTGTTCTTATCGGCGTTGGCAGCCTCTGAAATATCGACGACTGGGAACAGATCCCCAGACGCAGGTGCTGTTAGCTCGGTCAGAGCTGAGATTTTGCGATCAGCCAAGGGACTTACCAGCTAGAAGGTTTGCCAGACGCCTGGGTCGGCGTGATCTGTTCAACAATGCGTGCAGCCAGTGCATTCTGAATCTCAGTGACCCTTTCAGCGCCACCGAGTTTGGCCTGCACAGCAGCCACAATGTCAGCCTCAGTCAAATCCTCAAAGTCAACTAAGGTGTCAGGGCGATCTAGGCCAATGCTGCCGTAAGCACCTGAGTTGTAAGGCTGATTGTCAGCATCAACCTGATCGCTGATCGCGACAACGGTCCAATGAGCCGTGTGAGCAAAACCGTCACCAAGGTCACGATTAAGATCGGCAATCTTCCAAACGTAGGTGTTAGCCATGGTGGAGTGAAGTCAAGGGAAGTTTAGGCCGATCAGCAAGCCATCAGCACACAAGGTACGCAATAGCTGCCGTCTGAGTAAGTAGTAGAAACCGTGGTGCTAATCACTTTGGCGATGGTCTTGGAACGCACGATGTCATCATCCTGCGGTTTTGCCGTTCCATCACCAGCAGACATCAGCAGATCACCGCGTGCAACGGTTGTGCCCTGTGCAATGCGAATCACGAAGTCACCCGTCACCGCGCAGTAGAAGTCGTTGGTGTAGGTGTCATCGTCATCGTCCCAGGCTTGGAACACACCCGACACATTTGGGTCGCCTTCAACATCACTGACCTTCATGCGGTTCAGCTGTTCGTTGTCTTCTGTGCCCGCATCTCGTGCAGGTGTTTTTACGTCGCCAACACTGACACCTTCAGGTAGTTCATCCTCCTCGGTGTAAAGCACTGCGTCTTGGGCTTCATAGGCCCATTCGCACATCTCATCAAGGTTGCTCAGCACAGAGCCACGAAGGATTTCAGTGCGTTCTGCGCCGCCTGCAAGTTGTGACCAGCGAGATAAGTGACCGCCGTTATATGAAACAGTCGTGCCAGAAACACTGATAGACCCTTCTGGAGTTGTATCTTGACGAATAACGATGACATCTCCGTCACTATTAAGCCTGTTTACACCGAGCACCTGTATGTTACTTACGGTGAGCTGCAAAAGACCTGGATAATCTCCGCGAAATTGAGCGCCTGCAGCTGCTGCATCTTGAGCTGTTTTGTCGATAAGAATATGACCGGTTGAGGTCATCCGCATCCGCTCAATCGCGTTAGTAGTAAACCGCATACTATTGTCACTATGGACATATACAATGCTGCCAATATCATCATCGTCAGTATCTCCAAAATTAATATAATTATTGTTGCCCGTATTTGATAGGAACTTTAAAAACGCGTTCCCGCCTGCAGTTGCGTTCAAACGTATTGTTGTATCTCCATTGGCAAGCTCTAATTGGTTAGCAGGACTTGACGCTCCAATGCCAATATTCCCCGAGTTATCAATAACCATCCGCTCGGTCGGGCTGCCTGCGCCGTCCGCTGTTGTCCCAAATGACAAACGTGAGGGCTTATCGCTATCTGCGTGGGTTCCGTCCGCCTCACATTTTATTTGCCCGCAGATCTGATACGTTCCACCATCGTTTCCATAAAATATAATCCTGCCAAGGTCATCGCCGCTGGTAACAGAAGAATCACTTCTTCCAAGAGCTATTCCAGCACCAGAATTACTTACGCTATGGAATTTTATAGAAGTGTCACTATCAATCGCAGAAGCTGTATTCAGCAACAACCGAGACGATGAATCTAGTCGCATCCGCTCGCTGGCATCTGCGCTAAATGCCATCGCATTAGTACTGTGCTCATATTTAATGATTCCTCTATAGGCATCATCGCCACTCGTGCCATCAGCAAAGTGAATAGACGAGTTAGAACTTGTACCAGCCGCAATCGTAACTGTGTTGTTGCCAGAACTAGCGGTCGCTAGTGATACTGCGCCTCCATAGCTTCCGGGCGTAGATGTTCCTATTCCAACAGCATCTTCACCTCCATCAACAAACAGCATGTTTGCGTTGCCGCTTGACTCAACGCGGAAATTACAATCGTTTCCAGCGTCGTTAAATATAACTCCAGCATCGAGAATCGTTGCTCGTTCTACGCCTCCAGTAGTAATGCCAATTCTTCCGTCACCATCTTTGTAAAAACCAGTATCAGTGTCAGTCCTGAAACACAGTGATGGCTCTGCGGCAGTGCCGTCCTGCATCAGGATCGTGCCGTCAAGCTCCCTCAGCGTGATCCACGCATCGTTGCTACTGTTCCTGATCTTAAGTTGGTTGGCCGTAGTGTCAACCCAAAATTGATAGGCGTAGGTAACGCCTGGGGAAGTTGCGTTGCTGTTGTTGCTAACGATGGCCTGAAGAGCATTATTGATGTCTTGCCTCACGCTCGCGCCTGAGGCGTTCGCGATCACATAGTCGTGAGTTGCCATTTTTAGGGTTGCTCAGAGCCGTAGCCGACCGCTTGATACTGGAAGTTCCGACTAATCACAGCGTTGCTGCTGTTCTTAAACGTCACTGTGAACCCAGTCCTAGTGATCGAAGTCACTTCATAGTAATCGCCTGACGCAAGGTTGAAAGCTGTGATGCCAATGCTCGGTGGCGTGTTGTAGAAGACGCTATCTTGGAAAAACGCATTAGTAAACGTCACAGCCTTGCCGCCGGAGTCCGTGCCAGAGGTGATAACAGAGCTGGTCTCTGTCCTCAGCGGCATCTTGGCGCTGAAGCCCAGCTCATCTAGCAACGGTGTTTGGTCAGCGTGATCGCTGCTCAGCTCGCATTTAAACTGGAACAGGCGACCTTGGAAGTGCCCGTTACGCAGCGGCACCCAATCACCGAACACTAAGTTGCTCTCAAGCTGTTGGTCGTTAGCGTCTTCTAGCAGCAGCTTGTCGCCGTCTTCCGTCAGCTCGCTTTCTGCCGTAATGCCATTGTTTGAGGCCCGCAAGTAGACCTCAGCGTTAACGTCGTCAGCCTCTTGACCATCAAAGTCGGTCCAAGTGTCGATCCTGACTGTGCGCTCATCAATGTCATCAGCCGGATAGGTGCCACGCATCACCAAATGGCGGCTGAACTCGATGTCAAACTTTGCGCCTAGGTCAAGCGTGTTGGCGAAGAAATACTCGCCTTCGCTCTTCCGCGTGCCAAAGAAGTCAAAGCTGCTCAGGTCGTCGATGTCCCCTTTCTCGTCGATGGTTTCGTCGCCATCAATGACCAATGCGTCGTAGTCCTCTGAGTAGAACGTGTCATTCCTTTGCCCTTGGAACTCAGGCGAGTCAGTGTCCTCACGGTCTTCTAGCACCAGCAATCGCGGCTGTGCATCCGTCAGCGTGTGAACAACGGACCTAACCTCTGAGCTTTTCTTGTTCTTATCATCGATAAACCGGACAAGGTACTCGCCTGACAGTTCCGGCAGGATTGCGTAGAACGTATTTGCTTTGACGGTGGTCAGTTTCGAGCTGTTCGGCCAAGTGCCAGAGCCGTCAGTCTTTGAGCTATGGCGAATCTCAGCATTAATTCTGTCGCCGGTTGCGCCTAAGCCCTCTTTTGGCAAGGACCAAGTAAGCATCACTTGGTTTGAGCGATGCGGCTCTAGTTGTACGTTGAGCGGGCCAGGTGGTAATTGAACGACTGGGGTCGTGTTTTGACCGCCAGAGCTTTGATCTTCTCTAGGGACAACAAATGTGCCGGATGTCCAAGATGAGTGCTTAAAAGTGCCGTCGCGACCAATCGCACGAATTTGGAACGTAATAGTCACTCCAGCCTTAACCCCTGCAACCCTCAGCACATTGTTCGTTTGCTTGACGGTTCGGAAGTTGCCACTACCGATCTTGTAACGAATCTCGTAACCGCTGATGTTGCCGTCATCGTCACGCTTGAAACCTAGGAAAACGTCGTTGACAACGTTGTTGTTTTGCCGGACTTCTTTCGTCTCAAATGTCAGACCGCTAGGGGCTGTCGGGATTTTGTCGAACGTCGTGACCGATTGATATTCCAAATCATCGGCGTTATCAGCCACGTCATAAATGCTGTCGTTGTGCTGAACACCAACGATTGCAAATGTGCCATCACCACCGTCGGCAACTGAGATGCAGCGAAACTTTTGATGAGCCACGCTTGACGACTGAATCGACCAAATCGATTGAGCCAACGGTGCTGCGCTGAACGCAGACGACACGGTGATGACAGAGCCAGCAACACTACTGATCGTCTTAGTTTCAATCGTTCCGTTAGGCAGAGTTGCGGTGAGCGTGTGACCAGAACCACTAGGCAGCGACACCACGATGTCTGCAGTCACCGTTGTCGTAGTTGCTGCGCTACAACGGCCAGCGATGCGTGCGCCCTGCCGCATTTCATCGGCAACAGCAAACACCTGGCCAGGCAGAACGATTGCGCCTTGCAGGCCAGTCGAAAACGTGACGGTTTCGCCGTCTAGCTCTTCTGACGCCATCATCCAGCGGCCTAGGCGGTACGCCTGATTGCGTGACGTGCAGCCAAACCCGACAACCTCGCGGACTTGATAGCCGTACTTGGTGATTAGCGCGGCGTCTTCAACAACGACGAAGTTCGGCTTGTAAAAGTTGTCGGGGTCGTTGTAGCGGACGCGAATGCTGGTGCTTCGCGTTTTGAGCGACGAACCCGTGTAGTTGAAAACGCCCTCAATGACGTTGCTGTTCGTATATAGGTGAACTGGATCAACGGCAGAGCCGTTGAGGTTGCCGTGATCAGCGGCTAGCTGCACGCTGTTAGTGCTCCAGTAGGACATCCCACGAAACACCGAGGCGAGATCTTGCAGGACATTGAAAGCCGCTGCACGATCACCGATGACAACGTTGCAGGCAAACCGTGGCTCTTGCGTGCCGTCTCGGTTCGTAACGTATTGGTTAGCGTATTGAATTAGAGGATAAAGGTCTGTATAGCTGAGATTTGACGAGTCCACAAAATCACCGCACCCATACCTGTCGTTAAGCACCATGTCGGCAAAAATGCAGACAGGGCAAGTTGTCCAAGCTGTACGGGTTCTGCCGTCAAACGCGACACCATCAGCGAACGCCAAGCTGCCATCTGCCGTGCGTACATTTGCGTTGTGCGGGATTTTGACCCGTCGCCCTTTAATTAAATAGGCACGGCTTGGCAGATTACTGAATTGCCTAGTGTTTAACTCAACGCCAACACAAGCTGTGTAGGGATATGTGCTGCGAATCTCCTGTCGCTCAATGATAGAACTCCAAATTAGTTGATTAGCGCGACCACTAGCAAGAGGCAGTTTTTTTGAGACCTCTTCAAAATTTGCAAACTTAACCTCAAAAAAATCTTCTTTAAGGTTTATTTTTTCGACTTTGATGTTCCAAGGATAGCCCTCCCCTTTTTTGTCACGCGGCAGCTCAATGACTGGTGTTTTAATTTGATAGTCAGTGATTGAAATGCCGGTTATTGTTTTATCAAACTTCTTAACGTAAGCAGATCCCTGTCGCTGCACAGAAACAACAATACGGATGCTGCCGTTAAACGGCTGACCTTTCGCTAGCCCTTCTTGAGCGGTAGAAAACAAACGAGGAATCGTAAACAGCAGCTGGACTGAATCAACTTCTGAGTCAGATATTTGCCTTATCAGAGTGCCAGCGCCGTAGTCCCTAGCAGTTACTTCGTCGTTAGCGTTTACTGTTTCAGAATAATTTTGGCCAACCTCAGTAGCAACACTTGTGATTGTTGTTGTTGCATTACCTGCCTGAGGAAGCTTTGATTGTCTCCGGCCACCCAAACGGTAAGCAAGACTACGATCCTCTTTGGGAAAGTTAAACGCTGAACCTGTCTTCAACGGGGTTTCGTCAAAGAACACCTCTTCACCAAAGTTGTCAAAACCCTCGATAGGCCCTTCACACAAGAGGTCAACAAGACGAACGCTAGAAGTAGAGTTAAGTGCCATGGTTATGAAATGCTAGGGTTAAATCCATGCCGGACGATAAGCTCAACAGAGGAATCAACCGACGCATCGACGATTGTAATGTCAAGCTTGTAGAAATCTATGTTTGGCGATTTATTCGGGTCAAACTTGTGATACCACCTGTATCTGCCCATTGTTAATCCTTGTATAGTGAATTGATCGACAGCATGAATGTTAGTGGTGCCCTCTCGTCTTGATTCTATCTTGTAAGTGATAAACCCATCTGTCTTTGTGGAACCTGCCCCGCTAACGAACTCAAACAGCTTGTTTACCTCTAAAAACACAAAGTACTTGTTTGGGTCTTTAGTCGGTCCTTCTGTAAATTCAAGGCGGAAATTGTTTGCGGCCGTTTTCTTGTCATCACGCTGGATGTTTGTAAATTTATCCGCAGAGCTTGAGCGATTGAGCTGAAATTTAACGTTGTTCCAACGTGCGCTGTCGTCTCTTCGCTTCCCAAACTCAAGCTTGTTCCCATTGACCGTCATGGTGCCAGAGCCTGGCGTTCGGGTAAATTTTTTGATCGGATCAGATTCATCAGCAACATCAACATCCGCTGAGATAACGTGCGAGCCGATTAGAACCTTGCCGTAAGCCACTGGAATTGTTGCACCGACGCCGACCGTGTTTTGTGCGCCCAGATAAGCGTAAGACTGTTGTCCATTGGAGCCGCGATTCACGGATTCTGGTCTTGTCGCTTGAAAGTCGTTCCTAGTGTTTACCCCGCCGTTTGGCAGCTCAGGCTGTGGGGACAACATCTGCGTTATGCCGCCAAGCACCATGCTCGCGCCAAGAACTGAAACAGCTGTTCCGACCGCAGCGGCATTTAGAACAGCAACAGACGAAACACCAACAACTGCTTGACCTGCGCCAAACAAGCCAGTAGTGCCGAATAAGCCAGCACCAGGGAACAAAAACGATGCAGCAATCAGACCAATTCCTGCAAAAACTCTTCCTGCACCACCTGCACCGGCAAGCACAGGAGTCACAATTAGATCGTTCTGCCCTATTGGCAGGTGCAATTCATCAGGATTCAGGTCAACGCCAGCCTGCAGGACCCGGTAACCAATACCGCTCTCATGCGCTGTCGCTAACTCATTCCTGAACTCTGGGTAGTTGATGCACAGCAACTTAATGGCATCAGCAGGCGTGCGGAGGTTGAAAAAGGTGTGCTCAGAGCCGTGCCGCTCACCTAGATCACCCAGCAGTCGGACGACTTGCTCCTGCATATCGAAAGACCGCCGCGACCCTTGCCAAATAGTATCTGTTGAGAGGGACTACCGCACTTAGCGAATCACGTTGCTGGTGCAAGATACGCTCATGCGGCAGCAAGACAGCGGCGTGCATCGGCGTGCGTGTGCCGATTCTCATGATCAGTACATCACCAGGTAGCCGCGTTTGCATGGTCACCTGCTTGAAGCCAATCCGTTCCGCTTGATCTAGGAAGATGCTTTCGCAGGTATAAGTGCTCTCTGGCCGCTCGTAGTCCGGCAGGTGTATGCCTTGCAGCTTGAACCAATCACGCACCAACGTGAAACAGTCAGCTTTGCCGTACTCCCATTCGCGACCGATCAGGGATTGATAGTTGACCATTCGCGTTCAGGCATCTGCCAAATGTGCCAGGGCACAGAGCCCTGGCTGCACACAGTCTGGTCAGACTCGCTTGCGGGTCCACCTTGCGGATGCGAGTGAACAACCGCTTCAACCTTGCCCATCATCGCGGCGACGGCATAATCACGCGGCTCCAACACAAACGTGTCTTCTGGCGTGTCTGCTGCGTTCCTGCATGGCCAATACTGCCCATTGACGACAAGACCACACGATTCGCGAGGGTAAGACCGTGCAGCGTGCGCCTCAGCGTCACATCTGAAGTCGGGCACCTGGGAAACCTCCGAAGGGTAAATCACCTTTAGGGAAGCGCAGCGTGCAGCTGGTGTAACGCTTGCCGCAAACATCGTTAGCTTCAGTCGTGGGGTTGTTGTTGATGTCGAAGTATTTTTTGCCGACATACCCGCAAGTGCTTTCCTCGCGATACACCCAGGGGCAATGCTCTAGGACTTGCCGACGCGGTAGCGCAACGTTGGTCAGGTCAAGCTTGCTAGCTAGCTCAAACTCAACCATTACAGGGTTTTCGGCTGCTACTCGATCGATATAAAAAACCTGATCCTCAAATTTTGCAGATGAATCAGCAGTGGCGTTCGTGCCACCCGCAAAGTTCACAGCATCCAGAAACTTCTTACAGGTTTGGATCCGTGTCACCTTTGCCTGCAACGGGTTGTAGAGCAACAGCAGAGCCGAGATGGCGTTTCCTGTGTTTGCGATCCGCATGGTCGGGCGAGGTAAGACGCCTTTCGTTGACGCCTCAAAGCCATCAACCTCAATGGCTGTGGCCGTGTATTGCTGACCAGCAAAAGTCACGTTCGCTGTCAGGTCGTTCGTTCCTGCGTGGTAGTAAAACGTCTCATTAACGCCGTTGACGGCTTGCGTCAGCTGTAGCTGAAACAGCTCAATAATCGCGGACGGTTCCAACGATTGAAGCTGCTCTTGGATCGATTGCGGAGTGCTCATGCTTCAAACACCTGCTCGAAAGTGGTCGTTAGCTCAACGCGACCCTTAGTGGTCATCGTCTTGTTCCAAGACCTACAACGCACCTTGATGCTGCTGCTTTCGCTTGGCGGCGTGAAGGTGAACTTTTCGGTGCCACCGCGAGCGTCTAAAAACGCCTCAACGGTGTCTGATTCCGATTCAGACAGGTTGTAGGTCAGCGTGTATGACTTCGGGTTTTGGTTGATGCCGAGGCTGCCAACCTGCTCATAGCCACTACCAAACCGTGCTCGACGGACAATCGGCTGGCTGGCCTTTGTTGTGCCGTAGATAGGCGGAATGTTGACGGATG